AAAAGTCAAACGTTAAAAGAATCTGTAAACGCAATAGAAACTAACTTATTAATATTTGGAGTTGCTTATATTTTAAAGCAAGATTATAGTACGGGGTTTCCGTCTGATAAACTATGGGTACTACCAAGCCAATTAGTAACACCAATTAAAAATACAAATGATTTCTTTTCGGGTTATGATTATTACGAGTTTAACGATGGCTTAAAAACAGTTAGATATTTACCAGAAGAATTAGTAGTTTTAAAGTATTACAATCCAAATGAAGCATTAGATAAGCAAGAAGGTTTAAGCCCACTTCAAGCAGGTTGGACTGTTGTAGAATCTTCTAACAATAGGAATACAGCAGAGAAAAATATGCTTGAAAATGGAGGAGCAACTGGCTTAATCACCCCTAAAACTAATGAATTTGGTTTAAAACAAGCGTCTATCGAGGCGGTTAGAAAGTTATTTACTTCGATTATTGGAGGTGCAAAGAACTTTAATAAGGTGCAAACACTATCACAACCAGTAGATTATATTAAGATTGGTATGTCTGCAACTGATTTAAAGATAATTGAAAGTAGATTTCAGCATATTAGAGATATCACAGCGTTGTATGGCGTTCCATCTTTGTTATGGAATGACCCTGAAAGTAGAACACACTCTAATTATTTAGAGGCAAAAAAAGCACTTTATACACAAGCTATAATTCCAAACTATGAGCAGTTTTTAGACATTTACACTAGAAACATAGTAAAGGAATACAACGATTTTAATGGTACTGATTACTATATTAGAATAGATTTAAAGGCTATCCAAGAAGTTAATCCTAATTATGAAGAGAGGGTTCAGGATGTACTTTCTTTATACTCTAAAGGGCTAATAAGCAGAGAGAGAGGTCGTGAAATGTTAGGCGAATCTGAAAATATTGAAGAAACTCAATTAACACCACTTGAAACTTTAATGAGGTTAGATAGTGGAATGGCTAATACATTCTTTAACAGCTTAACAGAAGAAGAAAAAACTAAACTATTAAAAGATACATTAGGACTATGAAAAAAGAAAAAGTAACACCTAAAGAGGTAAAAGATAAGTTAGATAAAAAGTTAAACGATAAAATTGTAAGAAAATGAATAGTCAAAGAAATTCAGCGATAATAAGATTTAAGAGCCAAAAGGATGGTATTTTAAAACTAAAAAAGAGTATTGGTAAAAGTGCCGATGCTAATTTTAATATTACTCCTAAAGTAATTAAACCTTTGACGGCTGAAAAAGGAGTGTTAAAAGAAGATACAGAAGACTTTTTATATCGTTCTATCATTGCTAACACTTATAATTATATGGACAGCCACGATGATGTCCACGTAGGAAACAACTTTAAAAAGTCGATTAGTGAACGTAAAAGTGATTTATTAGATAGCCATATACATACAGTAGGAAGCAGGATAGGAGTTAAATTAGAGAGTAGAGAGGAGATAGTTAACTGGAAGGATGTTGGTTATGATATTGCAGGTAGTACAATTGCTTTGATTGAAGATGTAGAGATAAGAAAGGAATACAATAAAAATATATTTAATCAATATAAGGATAATTTAATTACTCAACATAGCGTAGGTATGAAGTACATTCAGATAGCTTATGCAGTTGATGATATTAACGATAAGGAGGGATTTGCAATGTACCAAAAGTATTTACCTATTATTGGCAATAGCAAAGAAGTTGAAGAGCAAGGGTATTTTTTCCCTGTTTCAGAGGCTATGTTAGTTGAAACATCAGCAGTTTTACAAGGTAGCAATCCGTTAACGGGAATCTATAATACTAATCAAACTGCTAAGGCTCACGAAATTGAGCAATTAATAAAAAGTTTTGATAATAACGAATTTATTTATAATATTTGTAAAGATATAGTTAACACTTATAAAGTAGAGCCGTCTAATGACACTCCAAAAAGTAAGCCGTTGTATTATATGAGCAGTTTTTAATAACCTAAAAAATGAAATTTGAATTTAAAGTAGGCAAAACTTTTGCTGATTATTTAACACACAAAGGAATCGAAGCTAATGCTTCTGATGAAATTAAGGCACCAGCTTTTGAAGAATACCAAGACGGTATGCAAAAGGCTTTAGAATTAGCTTTTGAAAGTAAAGCATCTAAAGAAGATATTTTAGCAATTACTTCTGAAATATCTAAATCGGTTGAAAAAAACCAAGCTATTGTATTAGAACTTGTAAGAAAACAAGGAGCTGAATTGTTACAAATGAAAAAAGACGGTTTACAATCTTCTGAAAAAGCATTGACTTTAAAAGATGCAGTTAAAGAAAACTTAGGTAAACTTTCAGATTTAGCTAACAAAAAAACAGGAGTTGAATTAACTGTTAAGGCAGTTTCTAATAGAGCTTCTATTGATGGCAACGAGTCTGCTTTTGATTTACCAAGTATTGGACAATTAGCTACTCAAAACGTAAACATCTTAAATGTTTTCCCAACTCAAACTGTTGGTACTGGTACTCACAGCGGAGAGATTAGATACTACGATTGGGATGAAGAAACAACTGTAAGAGCTGCTGCAATGATTGCTGAGGAAGGAACTTTTCCAGAATCAACTGCAAAGTTTAAAAAGTACGTTATTTCTTTAAAGAAAGTTGGTGATACTTTACCAGTTACAGAAGAGTTTTTTGAAGATGAAAACTTATTTTACAATGAGTTAGAGAGATTCTTAAGGCTTAATGTTGACTTGAAAGTAGCTGACAACATGGTTAACGGTGATGGAACAGGTAATAACTTAACGGGTTTAATTACTTCTTCTACTGCTTATACACCTGTTGCTAGTGGTATTACTGATGCTTCAATCTATGACTTAATTGTTAAGGTTAAAGAAGCTATCACTAAAACTGGAGGTGGTAAATATATGCCTGATGTAGTGTTCATGAACTTACCTACAATTAATAAATACAAATTGAAAAAAGATGCTAACAAAAATTACGTTATGCCTCCATTTGTATCTGCTGATGGTAAAGTGATTGACGGTATGTTAGTTGTAGAGGTTAACCAAATGGCTGACAATGTCTTAGTAGTTGGAGAGAGAAAATTCGGTACTGTTTACGCAATGAACGGAGTTACATTTGCACAAGGCGAAGTAGCAAACCAATTTATCGAAGATGAAATGACTTTAAAAGTTAGAAAAAGAGTTTTATTCTTAATTAGAAATTCAGATAAAAACGGATTCTACAAAGTTACGGATATTGATGCTGCATTAACTACGTTAGCAACTACTCCGACATAGTAGTATAAATATTACTATAAATATTAAACCCCTATTTACTTAGTATCTAGGGGTTTTTTAATTAATAAAAATTAAATATGATAGTTTTAAATATAGCGATTTATAAAAGATACAAGTTAACTAAAATAGTTTTAGATTATTATAGATACTTGATGACTAAGTATGATTTACAGATAGTTGTAGCAGGTTCAGAGGGTAATATAAGTGAAGATATAGCAAAAGGGTTGCATTACATTGAAGTTGAAAACGAACCCCTTACAATGAAGTATAATTCAATGATGAAGTATAGTAAGAAATTAAATCCTGATGCAGTTGTTTTGTTAGGTTCTGATGATATTATTTGTGAAAATATAGTTAAATTCTATATTGAGTTAGTTAAGAATAAAGAAAGTAATGTAGTTGGTTTTAATGATTTGTATTTTTACTTATCTGAATACGGTACTTTGCACCATTATAAAAGTCCTTACCAACATTTCGGAGCAGGTAGGTTCTATCCTAAAAGCGTTTTAGAGCTAACTAACTACAATGGATGGGAGTATCATAAAAACAAAGGGTGTGATGCAGAAAATCAAAGATATTTAGAAAGTTTCAAGGTTAAATTTAGAAGTATTTATTTAAGTGAGATAGATGGTTTTTTGGTTGATGTGAAAAGTAATTTTAATATAACGAGCAAAAACTTTATATTTGATTTAATAAATGTTAAAATTGATATAATGGAAAAGAAAGTAAGAAAAAGAACGGTTAAGAAAGTTGTTGAATTAGACGAAGTAAAAAAGGAATTACCTATTAAGCAAAATGACGGCTTTGTAATGGTTAAAATTACTAATCACCCGTATTTAGTTGAGGGAACAACTTACAAAATGGAGCAGGATAATGCGGATAAGATAGTAGCTAGAAAACAGGGCGTTATATGTTAAAATTAAGGGTTAATAATGATAAAAGATACGTGTTTAACAGCTTCTTTGATGTTACTTTGAACCAATTAAAAGAACCTCTAAAATGGTTATCAAAGCAGGATAAGGAGTTGTTAAATACTATTTTTCAAGAAGAACCAGAGTTAAACGAAAAAACTATTGATGTAATGATTACATGGATAATGTTTTTTAGCGATTTTAAAAGGGTTGAGCTTGAAAATATTAGCGTAACTGATGAAACTGATTTAAGCCTAACAACTTTATTTTCTCATTGTGCTTTGTTTATGGCAGAAGCTCCGCATATTTTTGATGTAGATAAGTTTAAACATAAAGGGGTTGAATATAAACTTCTAGAGCCGTTAAAAACAATAGACGGTACAAAGGTTCTACTAGGTAATGCCTCTTATAAACAATTTATGTTATCAACTAAAATAGATAATTTAATTAAAAAAGGGTTATCTGATAGTTACATAGACGGATTAATTCAATGTTTAGCGTTATTTTATACTGATGGTGACGATAGTAACGAGGGAATAAATAAAAGAGTTGAGGAGTTTGGAGAGATACAAGCAATATACGGATATAATGCATGGTTTTTTTTTGTAGTGGTTATAAACAAATACAACGATTTTTTCCAATCTTGTTTAACTCGAAAAATGACCAAGCTACAAGCAAAGGCACTATTAAAAGAAAGGATATTAAAACTTTGCTCGAAAATAACTATTGGGAAGTTGTCCGCAACGAGATTGCAAAAGATGGAGTATTTAATACTATCAACTTAAATGCTTTGGATAGTGTAGATAATAGTAACTTACTAGAAGTATTACAGTTTTTTAACTTAAAAGTAGCATCATTAACAACTGAATAAATGGCAAAATTAACACTTGATAACTTCATTAAAACTATGAATGTAGTAGCAACTGCTTACAACAAAGTAAATAGTTTTAAATATGATGAGATATGGAATATAAACGGGAATTTAAACGTAGAATTTCCCTGTATTTGGGTGCATTGCAACCCTGATTACACAGTAACAACAGTAGGTAATAAATTCATACAGGTAAAAGATAAGTTTAAGTTTAAGGTTGCAATATTTGATACTTATACAATAGAGGAGCAAAAGGCTATTAATGACGATTTAGAAGAGTTTAAAAGTAAGAAACAAGAGGAATTGATTGTTTATATGAGGCAATATCTAGCGGAGGTTAAAAGACTTTGTTTGGAGAATTACCAAACTGATGTAATTATATTAGGTGGTTTTGTAGCAGGTTTTAATAAACACAATCAAAAGTTAGCTGAACACTTCCAAGAAATTGAAGTACAGATAGTGAATAACTGTGATTTAGGTACTTTTACTTATGTATGATAAGCGTTTAAATATAATAGGGGCGTTTATAACAGACCAAATAAAAGCAGAATTAAAAGCACAAGGTCACGTAAATACTGGAGAGCTTTATAACTCTATAAAACACGAGGTTAAGCAAACATCAACAGGTTACGAATTAAATATTTACGCTAACGATTACGCTAAATATATGGAAAATGGATTTGGCAAAGGAAAGTGGGTTAGTGTTTATGCTTTAGCCGAATGGGTTGAACAAAAAGGAATAGCAACTGGCGAAAAGGAAATAAAGAGTGTAGCTTTTGCAATCCGTAGAGCAATTTATAACGAGGGGTCACCAACTAAGGGAGCTTTTGCTTTTTCGTCTAATGGCAGACGTAAAGACTTTGTAAGTTATACAATGGAGGTAATTAATAAAGATATTGAAGAGAGATTATTTGATATATTTACAGACGATTTCACAACTAAATTAAGTAATTTTATTACATACGCAAACAATCAAGAATAATGGCACTAACAAGGGAATTTTTAGGAATACCAAGTACAAACGAAAAGTATTTATTAAAAGCTACAACAGACAATGTAAATGTTACAAGTGTAATATTAACAATTAGTGTTGATGGTGTTAATGTGTTTAGTATTGAGCATTTGCCAGACATTGGAACAAGTGATGAATTTAGTTTTAATATATCTGAAATAATTAAGGAATATTACGAAACAGCTTTTTTTGATTTGTCACTTGACGAATTAACAACGGAAAGTTTTAATACTAAAAGGATTGTAGCAGTTACTGAGGAGGTTGTTGGATTAGTTCCTGTTGGTGTTGGTTATAATGACAATATTTTTATAGATAAATTCTATATTGAGTTATTAAAAGAAAGTAATTTCAACTTTACTACTTATAATGTTGGGGATTCTGGAAGCAGTACAAGAAAGTTTTTAAGCAACTCACCAAGTCCACAAGAGTTAAAAGACGGACAAAGTTTATTTTTAGCTATTAAAGACTTTAGTATAGATGGCAGTAATTTAGCAAAGCAGGAGGTAATAGTTGAGCGTTATAATAGTTCAGATGTATTACTAAGCTCTATAACGGTTGATTTAACAGTTAAAGAGTTTACTCCGTCTTTTTTCAAAGGCTTTAATAATTATTTTAGAGTTGAAATGCCTACGGGTGTTAGTTACTTACTTGTTTACGTTAAAGATGTAGTAGGAGCAACCAAAAGAAGTGAGGTAAGAAGAATTAATTATAATTGTAGTGAGGGTGTTAGAGTGCATTGGATTAATGAGTTTAACTGCCAGGATAGTTATACTTTTAAAGGTAGAAT